TTTTGCAACTTTATTACCGTTTGTAGCATAGGTTAAAGGTGGTAACTGCTCGCGTGTTTGATACCACCGCACAGTTTTACCGAGGTATTTATCCCCTTGAACCCCGCCCCCAGTTACTGAGCGCACACTGATAAAATCAGTCAATGGTGAATTGAGCACGGTGTCTTTAAACTTTGTACCGTAAGCTAACCAAAGAGCTACAGCTTTAGAAACTACAGGGGCAGTTGGATTTTTACTTAAAGTAGGTGCGCTATAGATACCTTTAATTTTGACTGAGCGGTCTTGCTTTACTGCAAAATAATTGTTTACGTCTTTTAACGCTACGACTCTATACGGAGTATCTTCAAATATAAACCCTGTCAATTCGCTGAATTCCTTGATTATTCCGTGAACCTTTGTAACCTCATTACGTTTATGCCTGAGCATGATGCCGTCTGTATTCGCAGACACAACTTGAATATCATTATCCTCTAAAGCCTCAATTAAGTTCAAAAGGGTTAATTGCCCTGTCAAAGTAATATTAATCATTACGTCAGGAGAATACAAAGCGGAATACTTACTAGCGGTTTTACCGAATGTGCCGTTTAATGCAATACGCAACGAATCAGCTATCACCATGTTCTTCTGCCTTTTACCTTCTAAGCGACGCTCAAATACCTTGCGATATTCCTCGATAAATCGCTCTCCAGTATTAACGGGAACAAGATTGCAATTAAGCAGAATAGAAGGATAATAACTAGCTACATCATAATCTACGATTTGATACTCATCGTCAGTAACATAACAGACTTTTCTATCGTGCTGAGAATGTAAACCACCCACTCCCATTTGATAGATACCTTTGTTTATAGCTACTAGGTCATCCTTCAAAAAATCAGGCAATACAACGTGTCCAGTATATTGATTCACTTCATAAACATGCGCTGTCATCCTATGCATCAATATTTGCAAATCATTAGACTTGAAGTTGATAAAGTCAGGAGCTATGTACCGAACGCTTTCAGGGACTTTGATCTCACCTCTTTTTATTCCTAAGCGTTTTATAAACATTTGCTCAGCTACTTGAGAATCAGATTTAGAGCGAGCGTCAAAACCGTACTCTTTACTGATTTCCATTCTAAGCTGGAGTTGCCCCTGCAATTTGTTATAAAGTGCTTCGGTTGTGTCTAGGTCATTCTTACAGTAGTTCCAAATGAGTGGTCGGTCTTCTACTTTTATTTCATCAGTATGTTTGAATGGTAGATCTTGAACTGTAGGCATATTCATACGTGCACCGTATGTTTTCAGGCTTACAAAGCTAGGTGCTACTTCAATTATGTCTATATGATCAATCATCGGTATTTTGAATCTGAATTGCTTTTCAGCATCCCAAGGCATCAAATTTTGGTTAATAATGATATCCCCGAACCCTTTAGTCTCAAATGTAGAATGACCAGATATAAAATAACTAATGACGGGCATGTCATATCTTGAACCATTGAAGCTGACAAAAGTATTCTTTGATTTAAATAGGCTCTTGATTGACTCACGAGCGTCTTCCTCATCTCCCCAGATGCCAAAATATTCACCAGTCTCAATAATCTTACCCATCAGTAAGAACATATTAGGGGCGACTTCAATATCAAACACAATAGTAGCCATTAGTCCTGATTCACATAGCGTTCTGTTGGACCACCGTCAAGAGCCTGAATAGGATACTCTAACTCTTTGAGCTTTTCAATAAAATGAATTGCTTTCTCTAAGTCTTCTTTTCCATTCTTGAGGTGAAACCGCTCAAGGTACTTAGTGGCGCAACCGACAAAGTAACCCCTGCCGTATAAACGATAGATTCTATCCCAGTGCTGTTCACCTTGAACTTTATAATGTTGACCGCCTATTTGCTTATTATTTGCTGACATTCTTTTTCTCCCTGTTCATAATATATTGCTGAGTTGCTAATTTCCAATCTGCTGCTAGAATCTTATTTGCCCAAGCAGTGCCGTCACTAATCTTGTGTTTACGGTCGTAAGATACCATAGCCATAGGATGTGCAGTAAACTCAAAGAAAGGATTGACATAACGAGTGTTTGCAAAAGGGTCATTACAAAACACTTCACACTCATGTAGGAACAATTCAGAACTACCATAATACAACTCACTAGGTTTTACTAAGCCATTTGAGTAAGCATCAAACACTTCAGAACTCGGTGGATTCTCTACGTACGGTTGCGCGTTGTAGAGTTCAGTATATAAATGCAAATTGTTTGAAACAGTAAAGTATTGACCTACTGGAACCTCTAGAGCAATCGCAACAAACTCTTGAATGATAGAAAAGTGAACAGGATTAGCCCCGCAGTATCCCCACCAGAAATCATTAGAACGATTGAAGATTGTAATATCTAACGCACCATTCACAATAGCAAATATGAGTTGAGTATTGCAGGCTTTATCTTTAGTAGTCTTATTAAAATCAGAACTCTCCCAGAGTTGAATCACTGCTTGACGAGAATTAGGATCTGCCTTTAGATGCTTAATCACTTCCTTGAGTTGATCGAACCCGAAATGATTACGCATTCTGTGACCATAAGCAGCGTTAAACTTGAATCCGTCATCAGAAAACTGATCAATTGTAGAGTTAAATTGCTTCAAGAAGGCTACGTCCCGACGTCCAGCGAGCATCCAGATTGATTCCATGAGGTGAAATATAGGATTAGCATCGCGTTCTGTAAAGAACAATACGCGTTCAGTCGGCTCGATGATTGTAGTAAGTACTGGTTCATCAATACGAATTGCAGGACCATTGCGAGTGTTGACCTTTACGCCTGACGTCTTGAAGCGCCAGAGCATATCTGTGAACAATTCATTTACGTTTATTGCTTTATTTCCATTATTAGAACTCCAAGGTTGGTTTGTAATTCTGACGAGGTTTACCCTCTCCTGTTTTTACTCTTTGGTACTTATCGAACTCACACATAATATTTTGACAATCATGAAGAGTTAAATCTTTAAATGTATTATTTGAATCTATCAAAACACTTCTTACGTTAATCAATTCTTGATTGAATTGTTTCTCGGTGAACTTTTTAGTTATATTGCGTTGATACAATCTATTTAGACCGCGCTGGCTTCCTGGACCCATTGGAGCCCATGAATATAAATCAATAGCGTTGTCTAATTGACCACGTAAGTATGTTAAGTCTGCGCTCACTTGCCCAGCTATAAATGTTTGAATCCCAAAAGCCTCAGCGAGCTGGTTAGTAGTATGCATTATTGAACCTGAAGCTACTGCCCCACGCATTTGACTCGCCATGTTTATTGTAGGTTTGATAATATACTCACATAGATTAACTGACTTTGTGTTTCCCTTTACCATTGTAGGGTAAACAATATAAGCAGAGCTATATAACTTTTCGTTCTTGCTTTCTAGCGCCTGCATCGCCTCTATAAACAAATACGGATTAAAATCTTCAGCGCGATGCGGAATGACTAGGTTATCCATAAGATAGAGCAGAGTCGGTGGCCAATTAATCAAACGAGCTAAAAGGGCGCGGAACCATACATCACCAGAAACATTTTTGTAATAATAATTTATTAACCACTTACTGACCCTGTCATCTTTTCTACGCACATTACAAAAGCGATATTTAGAAAGTATCGGGTCAAGAGTGTATGGCTGCAGGAATCCTGATTCCTTATTCAGACGCACTTGCTCCCGCTCGTGTACAAACTCCACTAATTCATCAAAGAGTGCCATTCTCTGCCTTTCTGATAACTTCTAGGGTTTCATTAAAGGCATCCGTGTGATCTATTGTGACAATCTTTACTCCACCTGCGTTATGCAGGTTTACGCAGGCATCATAAGTTGATTTGTGCGCGCTCATAGTGTTCGCTGGATTGAACGGTTTTGTTTCCCCTCTCGCGTCCCTGCGGTCTTGCACTCTCTTAAGACAGGTTGCCAGCGGTGTGTCGAGGATTGCTGCAACGTATGCGCCAGTGGGCTTGAGCATCTGTGTTGTAATTGCTCCTGGACCCACTTTTGAGAGTAGCAAACCTTCAAGCAGAACATGACCCCTAGGATGAGCAGCCAAGGCTCGCTCCGCAATTTCTTCTTGAGTGCTGATACCATCTGTACCTCCGCATGTATTCTGATAAGAACCGACCACGTAAAGAGGAGTATTGATTCCCTCTTGACTTAGGTCAATCTCATAACCCCAATGCTTCTTTGGCTTATTTGGGTCGGGTATCGGATTACAAGGGTAATCTGTTAGAAACTTACGAGCTACAGTAGTTTTACCTGAGCCTGAAGTTCCGCGTAGTGACAATATTACGTTCATGTATTCTCTTTATTTGGTTATTGAACAAAAATTATAGCTCAATCTTTCTTTGGCACTTC